CTTGGCACTTGCCGATCATGCGAGTGGTTCAACCTTCGCGACGATGATCCGAAAGCTATTGCGGGATATTGCCGCCGCTATCCGCCTGCGTTTCGCGAGGATGATAGCGCAGCAGATGCTTTTCCAAACGTACGATTCACCGACTGGTGCGGCGAATACCAAATTGTGAAACTAAACAGGGAGATTTGACCGTGGCTGAGACTGAAGACGAAACGAACGAACGCATCGCGCGCGGACACAACAACCCGCCGCTCGGCGCCATGATCGGCGAGGCCGAGGGCGATTTCGCCGCGATCACCACCGAGCATCTGCAGACGGCCTACGATAAGCACATCGTGGCCGCGACCGCTTTGCTCGACGAAGCCCGCGCATTGCCGGCCGTTATCGATGATGACGAAACCAAGGGCAAGTTTACGTCGCTCATCAAGCGCATCCGCGATCACGCCAAGACGCTCACCTCGTTTCACGGAAAAGAAAAGCAGCCGTACCTGCGCGGCGGGCAGGCGGTCGATCAGTATTTTTTCGGGACCATTGGCAAACTGGCCCGGCGCAATAAGACCGACAATGCCGGTGCGGCCGATATCCTCAACGGTCGGCTGACCGTCTACGACACAAAGGTGCTGGAGGCCGAGCGCCTCAAACGGCAGCGGGAGGCCGACGAAGCCGCCCGGATCGCCCGGGAGGCCGCCGAAAAGGCCGCCCGGGAAGCCGCAGCCGAGGCCAAACGGCTCCGGGAAGCCGAGGAAGCCCGTCTCGCGGCCGAGCGCGCCCGGAACCCCGAGCGTAAAGAGGAAAAGGCGGCCGTTGCGGAGGCCGCCCATGCGGCGGCGGCCGATCAGGGCGGGAAGGCCGACACGGCTGCGGCCGACGCCGCAGCGGCCCTCGCAAAGGCGCAGGAGACCCATCTGGCCACGACCGCCAAACCGGCCGATATCATGCGGCGGCGGGGCGACGACGGCACCCTTTCGACGATGGGGACCGAAAAGCACGCCGATATCGTCGATTATGAAAAGCTGGGCGACGCGATGGGCACGCTCTGGCCCTACATCGGCGCTCAGGCCAAGCAGCAGGCGGTTAACGCCTTCGCGCGCGCCACGGATTATCGGCAATCCCTGCCCGGCTGCGATATCGGGCGGCGACACAAGAGTACCGTAAGGTGACCAGAAAGCCGGAAAGTCCGGAGCATATGTGCTGGCGATCCATTAGGGATCGCTGCACAAACCCAAACCATGCTTCGTATAAATATTATGGCGGGCGCGGGATTAAATATGATCCGCGCTGGGAGAGTTTTGACGTTTTTATAGCAGACGTCGGGATGCGCCCGTCGAAACATCACAGCATTGATCGGTACCCCGATAACAACGGCAATTATGAGCCGGGAAACGTGCGGTGGGCTACGCCCCTAGAACAACATTCAAATACGCGCCGCACAAAATTTGTTGAGGTGCAGGGAAAAACAGTGGGTGTTCCGGAGGCATGCAGAATTCTTGGACTGCGGTTAACGGCCGCTCAATGGCGAATTGATAACGGCTGGACGCCCCAAGAGGCGATCAGCGAGCCGATTGGAAAACATGTTGTTTTGACGGCAGCGCAGCGCGCGCAAGTTCGAAAAATGACGGGCTCGCAGGAGAGTATCGCCGCAAAATTTGGTGTGGCTCAATCTGTCATTGGCGCAATTAAATCAGGCAACAGGAGGCGAAGGAAGAAATGAGCGACGAGGCATATCAAGGCTGGGCGATGGTGGAGCAAATGGGCTTCCGCCAAACAATCGCGATGGTGCGCGAGGTTGAGCAATTCGGCACCAAAATGCTGCGCATGGACGTGCCGTTCTGGAATCCCGGGGCCGCACCGGATGCGAAGCCGGACGGCTCGGTCACTCGCTTCGCGGGCGGCCCGTCGCTCTATCAGGTCACGCCGCTCGATGAAACGCTGGCGCTGTCGGAAGCGCGACAACTGACCGATCCTCGGCCGGTCCAGCCGACGACCTACCGCATCGCCGATCAGCGATAATTGGACGATGAGTAAGTCGCTGGTCGCCCTTGTGGGCACGCAATACCGGCCGCCCGAGGCTGCCGAATTGCTCAAGGGCCTGCCGAACGGCGAGCCGCTCCATCTTATCCGCGAGCCGACCAACAAGTTCGACCGCAACGCCGTGCAAGTCTGGGCGCGCGGCGTGCATATCGGCTTCATAAAAGGCTCGGAGAACCGGGAAATTGCCTCCCGCATGGATAAGGCCCGCACCGACTCCGGACAAATCCAGACTCTTAACGGTAAGCTGGCCATCGACGGCGGCAAATGGCCGATGGTCGAAATCGACAATTAATTAAAACAGGAGAGTGCAACGTGGGAAAGACCGCGACGAAATCCGAGGCCGAACTTTTCGCGCCAGCGGAGACAGAAGAACAGGCGAAGGCGGGCAAGCCGTCGCGCGCCGTCGCCAAGCGATCAGACACAGAAAAAGGGCGCTTTGAAAAACTGGAACCGACGAAAGTGATTCCAGTCAGCGGACTCTCGGAAATCCTCGGCACCTTTGAGCGACTCGCCGTGAACCCGAACGTCAATCCGGACACGCTGAACAAATTGCTCGACGTCCAGGAGCGGCTGCTGGCCAAGAACGCCGAGCAAGAGTTCAATCGCTCGTTTGTCGAAATGCAGCCGCACCTTCCGATCATCACCAAAGACGGCCGGATCGTCGTTCGCGAGAAGGACAAGGACGGCAAGCGCACCGGCGAGATTATTCAGGACACCGGCTACGCCAAATGGGAGACGGTCCTTCCCCTTATCAAGCCGATCCTCGCCGATCATGGCTTCGGAATAAATCATCGAGTCACGACGCATGACCCGGCGACGCGACGCGTCACGGCAATCCTCCGCCACATTGGCGGCCACGTTGATGATTCCTGTTATTTCGACGTCACGATCGACACATCCGGATCAAAGAACAATATTCAAGGCTGGGCATCGTCGGTCAGCTACGGCAAGCGCCACTCCGCCTTCGCGGTCCTGACTATCGCCACCAAGGACGAAGACGATGACGGCCAGAAGTCCGGCCGCGCGATGGTCGATGGCGAGCCGCTGACCGCGCACGAAATGGAGCAAGTGATCGAACTCGCCGGTGCCGTCGAGTGCGGCAAGGAGCATCTGCTCAAGCATTTGAACAAGACACGCCCGAAACGGCATCAGGAATTGAAACGCCTCGAGGATTTGCCGCGCTCGCGGTTCGACGACGCAATCGCCGCGCTCAATAGCTACGAGTCTAACAAGCGGGCGCGCGAGGCCGAAGCCAAGGCGGCAAGGAAATGAAGCGGCCAGCGATCAGGACCGCGCGCACGGTTATTCCGCTGCGCGCGGCGCTCAAGGAAAACGTCGAGCATTTCTGGGAAATCGTGCAAGGCGAGCCCGAGTGGTTTGAAATCCGCCGGGGCCTGCCAACCGCCTCGGTGATGAAGACGGTCATGGCGCGCGGGCAGGATGGCGGGGAGTCGAAAACCCGCCAGCGCCTTCTCTACCGGCTGGCTGCCGAAATCATCAACGAGGAACCGGTCGCCACTTACGAAAACGACTACATGCGCCGCGGCCGAACGATGGAGGCGGCGGCTCTGGACGATTACGCATTCACGCGCGCGGTCGAGATAAAGCGGGTCGGATTCGTCAGGCGCACAATCGCCGATCCGCTGTTCGGTGAACTCGTGATCGGCGCCAGCCCGGACGGCCTGATCGGCGATGATGGCGCGGTCCAGACAAAGACGATGGAGCCGGACCTGATTTGCGAGTTGGTCGACTCCGGTCGCGTCCCTTCCGAGCATCGCGCGCAATGCCAAACCGAACTCTGGGTCACCGGTCGGCAATGGTGCGATCTGAAAATCTTTTTCACCGGATCGAAACTCTCGCCGGTCTTTCGGTTCACGCGCGATGACCATTACATCGCGACCGAGCTCAAGCCCGCAGCCGAACGGTTCACGTTTGAACTGCGGGATCTGGTGAAGCGCCTCAAGATGAAGGGGGGACTGAAATGATCCGGAAAATCGATTTGGTGGCGCCGGTGCTAGCGGCGTTCTCTTTTGGCATAGCCGCGTTCTGTCTTTCCGACGTGGCCATGCGGCACTCGAGCGGGTTGGGGCTCGTCGAGCGGATCGATATTTTCATCATCAACGCCAAGGCTGGCTGCTGGCCGTGGTCGCCGAGGGTGGTTGAATTTCGCCAAGGCATGACGCTCTGCCCCGGGCAATCGACTCGAGTCGACGGGATGATCACGGTGCCTTTCCCCACGAAGCCGCCGCTCCCGCAATGGCGCTTCAACCTGCAGCCGCTGCCGCCGGGCAAGGATATCTAATGCCGCTCCTTGGCTTCAAAGCGCGGTTCGTCCCGAACATCGAGCGTGGGCTGACGTCGGCATATTCCGATCAGGACGGCGTCCATCCGAAGCGGCAGACCATCCGGCGCGGCACTCTCAGCCGCGACCGAAAACAGATGTTCGGCAAGAGCGCCAAGGTGCGCGTGCGCGTCTCCGATAAATTGATCCTCGCCACCGGCGAGCGAACGAAGCACTACCGCAAGATCGGCGAGGCCAGATGCGTGAGCCTGAAGCCGGTGGTCATCTGGATTAACGAACATGCGCTCTACGTCCATCTGGACGGTAACCCGCTTTTCCCCGGGGAGATTGCCGAACTCGCCCGCAATGACGGGTTCAAAGACTGGCAGGATATGTGGTCGTTCTTCCGCAAGGAACACGGCGACGCCAAATTCGAGGGCGTGCTGATCGAATGGAAGCCGCTGTAATGGCGCGGCGCATCCTCCCGATAGTCTGCGTTTGGCAAATGGTCGAGGTGATCGACCCGACCGATGGCACTGCCGAGCGCCGCTACGCGTGGGTGCCGCACAAGCGTTATGACAATCTCGCCCGCAGCCAATTCGACGACGGCGAGGAACATCCTCTGGTCCCGCTCGAGCCGCGGTC